GTAGTCTTTTTTTATGTAAATAACATTAAAATTAGTGTAGTAGTTATATTTATTTTAAATAATTTAAAAAAGTAACATAACACTTATATATCTATTGTTATTTATGTAAAACATAGGTGAGACCATTGAATCTAAAAACAAGAAAACATTTTAGGTTAGACGCAGACACAGGTGAAAAAGTGTTGTTGTATATCGAGTTAGTCGATGAAAATGATAAGGGAATTTCTGCTTTATTTGGAGGTGACGACAAATGAACTTCGGACAAAACAAAAGATTAGACCAAATAATCGAAGTACTAGCACTGTCAGCATTAATGGCAAACAATCCAAATAAGAAAGTAGAAAAGAGATTAAAGGAAATTGCTTTTCCTTTGGAGATAGATCTAGAATGATTTGTAAACGTTGCGAGATGCAGGTCTACGGACACGCACGCGCCACAGAGGATTATTGCAGACATTGTTACCAGGCGGTGAAAGATGGGCGCTAAACGAGACAGGATTCAAAAGGAAACCGTAACTATACGGCTAGAACCTGATACTCGTATATTAGTTGACGAAATGAAAAAAGCATACCAACAGCTTAGTTTTAATAGTGGCTCCTATAGAAAGTGGACTAATTCCCTTATAATCGAGCAGGCAATACAAATGTACTATCTTAAAAAGAAGCGCGAACACAGGGACCCTACTAGATGTGGTAGCTGTGACACCAAGTTTAAGTAGCTACTCAATAGTGAGTATGTCGGGGTGCCCGTAGGCAACACCCCCACTAGGACAAACAATGGCACCAAGACAAAAAAAGAGAACAGCACGCAGAAAGCGTTCATTCTCAGTTAACTTAATAGAAACAGGAGCAGGTCTAGCATTTTTAGACGCTGCTAACGCAGGCACAGCATCTCAATCATTTTTGAAAGGCGACATCTCAGGCGGATTAAAAACGCTGGGAGACGCGTTTAAAACAAATAAAGACCAGATGGTACGTATAGGAGCTGGCGCTCTTGCTGCCAAATTGGTTGTATCAAGTTTAGGAGGGTCTAAGATCCTTGGAGCAATAGGTCCGCTCAAATTGAGGGCCTAAGGAAAAACAACAATGGCAATAGTAGTATCAAGGTCTGAAAGTGGCCTAAGCGCAACATCAAGTTTCCAATCATTGGATAACTTAGCAGGAGCAAGCGTAAGCAGCTCTTTTACAGTACCAACAAATGTATCTGCAATCAAAAGCATATCAATTGCTTTAGCTTGTGACGGTGCAGGCGAAGAGTTCTGTGGATTAATTAAGATTAGCGGAAACGCAATGAGAGATGGAGACGCAGTTTTTGCAACTGGCGGACAAATGACAATGGGAACCTCAACAGGTAGTAACATGAACTTTGTTCAGTATGATACTGATCTAGCAGTTCAGCCAGGAAACTCTTGTGAGTTTGCAATAGCAACAACAACCAACGCAGCAATAGACGTAGTCGTAACCGCACAGTTCGCTTAAGGAGGTATAATGCCTCTAGTCGGCGGCGGTGGCGCAGGTAATGTATCAGGGGGTAATCCCTCAGGTACAGGTACTGGTCTAAATTACATAGGCAATCATGCATATGGTTACAGTGGTAAAATAGAAGCTACTAATGCACAAGATTTTATTATGCTAAATTTTACTACTGGCAATGAATACATTAAAGGGAGTATGCAGTTTTATTATGCTGAAGATACCTCCGATGATATGATTTTTAGTTTAAAAATTAATAGTGAACTAGTTTTTAGTTATTTAGTAACTAACCCAGTATCAGCAGGTGCATCAAGTAATCAAAATATAGATATAATTATACCACCATTTAGCAATATTGAAATATTGGCTAAAAATGGGAGCAGTTCTACTGCTAGAGATGTATACGCCACAATAAGCGGGAGGGTATATGCCTAAGAAGAAACTAACTAAAGCACAAGTAAAACGTAAGCTAAAAACAATGATGACTGCCAGTTACGATCTAGTACTAGATAAGATGGGACATGCAGATAGCAAAGTTCCTATGTCATTAAACAAAATCTTAGAACTTAATAGAGCTGTAACAAGTCAGTTTAACCGCGTTAAATGAGCACTACAATCTATAATGTCGAATTCCCCTCCTGGTTTAATGACAAACAAACAGTGGAGTCTCTTCTTGTCAGACTGGTGTTGGTCTATCTTACAGGAAAAGAAACAGGTGTCATCTGATGCCTTACGCACTCATACCCGATGGATACTCTCTAAAGCAGGTAACAAAGTTACAGAAGAAGGCAGTAGACGACAAGAGAAGGCATGACAACGTAGTAGCCTTTTTGAGTAATGAAAACAGCCCTTTACTTATTGGCGGTGGTGCACTACTAGCGTTAACACCGTTTTTAATTAATACCGTTAAAACATTATTAGAGGATGAAGGTATAATTTTAACAGATGAACAAAAAGCTAATTTGAAAACAGCGTTTGATATTGCGTTAATTTCAAACCCAATAACGGGGCCTATTACTTTAGGTAAAAAAGTAATAACGTCACTAGAGGAACTAATATAATGGATCTAGGGGCGTTAGTTGTATTACTGAAGCTTTTCGAGGGCGGCAAGGTCTCACCCACTGTAGTCGGCCCTCCTACTCCAGAACAAGATAAGAATCCACAAAACGTAGACTTTAAACCGATATGTGGACCTGGACACTATGCCTACAAAGACCCACTAAGTAAGAAGTGGTCTTGTTTGGTAATACCTAAAGGACGATAAACTATGGAAATTGATGCCTACACACTGTTAGCTTACGCCGTCGTTTGGACGATATTTTATTTTTTTTTATCTCACTATATCGCAGAATTATCTCGAAAGCGTTGGACGACTTGGGTACAATCAGAAGATAGCAATGATGTATTGATGGAAGCCTTAGAGGTTGTTGTTAATGAGATAGAAGATAGAATGCATGATAAACTTGAAAGTTTTCAATCTTCTTTTTTTGGATCCTTGGGGGCAGCATCTAAAAAATTAGATGATGCAACGGGCGCATCAACAATAAAAGCATTAACTAGAGACAACCCGATGATGGGCTTTGTGGCCGAATACATGATGAAAAGAGGCAATCTAGGCTCTCTAATGAGTGAAAACAGCCCTGAAACAGGGGTAAAACAGCCCCAGAAAAGCGATAAGTTAGGGTTAAAGTAGTCTTTTTTTATGTAAATAACATTAAAATTAGTGTAGTAGTTATATTTATTT